TGTGGTGTCTACTACAAAGCAAAAACGCTTCGTGGTGGGTTATCGTACAAGTATGGTATCCGTTTAACTGATCTTCCCGCTGGGATTTGGGCTGTAGTTCCTTACTCTTTCATGATTGATAGGATTTATTCTATCAGTAATCTTGTGAGAGCTGTAACTAATCTGTCTAATCCTAATTTAATTGTTGAAGGCGGTTATGTCACTACGACTGTTAATGTTATTAACCAGATTCGAGTGTCAGCAGTCGCTAATCCCCAAGTAAATTGGACCTACAATGTATCCGGTGATCAAGCTGTATATAGTAAAACTAGTATACAACGAGAAACCTGGTTACCTTCCCTAACCGATCTTCCACAACCTTCTGTAAATCTTAAAGGTTTAGTGGATGATTCTACAAAAATTCTTGATTTAACTGCTTTGATTTTACAGAGATCGAAATAGTTAATTGAGATTAACAAAATGGAGGCCTATCATGGCTTTAAATAATGCTGCCCTCGTTGTAGCTCCTACTTCGATTGCTCCTACCGGTGGAACCGCGTTGACATTTGCGTCAAACGGTATACAGGGACCAGGTGAAATAACCCTGGTTGTGCCTGCTGATCTTGATTTACGTACGCGTAGATCTTTAGATATAAAGGTTAAACCTGCGAAAACTAGTGTTGGTGCGCCTAACGGCTACACCCAAGCACGTGTATCTATGTTATATAAAAAGCCAAAAATTCTGGCTAATACAAAGATTACTGTGAACACAGTTAAAGTTGAGTTTGCATTTGACGTCGAGACGACACAAGTGGAAATTCAAGAGTTGTTAGATGTTGCTGCTCAGCTCTGCTTTGATGCAGACTTTGTGCCGACAGTAAAACAACTATCTTTAACTTAGTTATCCTTCTACCACTTTCTCTCTTTGGAGATCTCCATGAAGAAGAAAAAGCAACGAAACGCTCTTTTCAATGCCGATCACGTCGTCAATAAAATACGTGATCACCTTATAGAGGACTATGCCAATGATTCATCAAGAATCGTCGACCCCCCTAGCTACGAGAAATTTGTATCAGCTCAGCTTGACGCTGCTACCAAAAAGTACCGGTTCACAAACAGTTCCTGTAACACTCGTGACTCTGCAATTTTCCTTTTTAAGGACGTTGCTCGTCATATGCGTAGTTATAATACTGCTTTTGTTCGGCCTGAAAATGTCAACCTACGAGGTAAGGATAATACCTTCCAAGAACGTTGTCTCAGACGAGCAAGATTATATTGTGAACAGATCCTTGGAACTTTCGATACAGAAGAGTTTTTCTCTTCCTGCCGACATTCCTCAGGAACAAGCCTAGGGTTAAAGTACGTAGACACGTCCCTGAGTCGAAAGATGGAATTTCCACTTACGGCTTCGGTACGTGCTGCGTCTTTATTTCAGACATATTTATTGTGGGACACTGATATGAGAAACATGTATCAGCAAAAATATCCTACCTGGATTTTCCAGCGAAAGGATTACTCTCACTTTAAGTTGGTAGAATACTCTAAACTGACAACTGTTCCAAAAAATGATAAGATTGATCGTTGTATAGCTGTAGAACCTACTGTTAATATGTTTTTTCAGCAAGGGCTAGGCCGTATGATTTCTAACAATCTTAAAGTCTATGGAATCGATATCCAAAGTCAACAAGACTATCATAGGCGATTAGCATATCTTTGCTCTTTGTCTAACAATCTAAGTACGATTGATTTTTCATCTGCTTCAGACTGTGTTGGAATACAACTTTTAAAATGGTTGTTACCTCCTGACTGGTTTTATGTTGTCGATATGATCCGTAGCCAAGCTGTCTTCGAGCCTATTACATCTTTTGGATGTGAGCTTGATTGCATAGCTACTATGGGGAATGCCACAACTTTTCCTTTGGAAACTCTAGTATTTTTTGTACTTGGTAACGCTGTAATCGAAGAAACAAAAAACCGCTTCGGCGGCTTCGCTTTGTGCGAAGCTTTAACACCTAGTGTTACTGTTTTCGGAGACGACGTTATTATTAATACAGAACACGCAACTGCTTTTATGGCATTATGTGAGTCCGTAGGCTTTAAAGTCAACCATGACAAAAGCTTTTTTAAGGACGAATACTTTAGAGAATCGTGCGGCGGTGATTTTTTTCACGGTCGTAATGTGCGGGGTTTATATCTAAAAAACCCCCGATCGAAGAGAGCAAGTGTATTAAAGGCATGGTTATATACATGTTTTAACGGCATTTTAAAGAAACATATTGAATGTTTCGGTACCTTAAATTATGTATATAGGAGTACCACGCTCCATTACATTTCCTCTTTGATTCGGTTACATTTTCATAGTCTTGAAATTGTACCCGACCACTTTCCTGATGATTCAGGTGTTAAGATCGTAGATGATTTCTTACGTCTCAAGTTTCTTTTTGAAGGACTTGATTTTTCCATTAAAAAAGATGTTCATGGTACTTTAAGTTTTAGGTACCTATGTTCAGTCTCTATTAATGATGAAGTAAGAAGAGTTGACGAGTTCCACTATTGGGCTTGTTTAAAGTTTGCGGTACCAACCTATCGCTCGTTTGCGCCGTTGAATTTCAACTTTGCTAATGATGCAGGCGGGACATTTGAAACATTAAAAAAGGAAGGTGGCTATGTCAGTTTAACCGCTGTAGTATCAAGCGGTGATTTGCAAGCGGCGGAAGCCGAAAATGCTTTGCAGAATGCAGTAAGCATTTAAAGATTGGCGGCTACTAATCCTGT